AAAATAGTTGACATGATAAATAAAGTAGCATACAATAAACCGTATGCTACTTTTTTCTTTTTAGTCAGTTGGCTTTAAAGAAATGGCATAACAAAGGCAATACATTAAGGAGAACATTATGGCCTCATTAGCAGAAATTCGCGCAAAGCTTCAGGCAAGCGCACAAACCGGTAATAATCAATCAGGCGGCGGTGACAACGCCATTTATCCGCACTGGAATATCTCAGAAGGACAGACTGCAACAGTTCGTTTCCTTCCAGATGCAGATCCAAACAACACTTTTTTCTGGATTGAACGAGCAATGATCAAGCTGCCGTTTGCTGGCATTAAGGGCGAAACCGCCAGTAAGCCAATTCAGGTACAAGTGCCTTGTATGGAAATGTGGGGCGAGAGTTGTCCAATTCTTACAGAAGTTCGCCCATGGTTTAAGGACAAGAGCCTTGAAGATATGGGGCGTAAGTATTGGAAGAAGCGTTCATATCTATTCCAGGGTTTTGTTGTTGATAGTAAGTTACCCGAAGATCGAGTTCCAGAAAATCCAATTCGCCGCTTTATTATGAGCGCACAGATTTTTAACATTGTTAAGAACGCACTTATGGACAGTGAGATCGAAGAGTTACCAACAGATTATGTTCGTGGCCTAGACTTTAAGATTGTCAAGACCAGTAAGGGAGGATTTGCTGATTACACAACTTCAAACTGGGCACGCCGTGAACGTGCGCTCGGTACGGAAGAACAGGCAGCAATTAACAAATACGGCTTGTTTAATCTTTCCGAATTCTTACCCAAGAAGCCGGGTCAGGTTGAGCTCAAGGTCATGAAGGAAATGTTTGAAGCGTCAGTAGATGGCGAAGCATACGACATGGATCGTTGGGGCCAGTATTTCAAGCCAGCTGGGTTTGGTGGCGGCGGTCAGGCGACTGGATCCACAACTTCTCCCAAGGCTGCTGCTGTAGCCAGTGACGATGTGGACTCTGATGATGAAGTGGTTGCTCCTAAGGCCAAGGTCAAGGTAGCAGAAACTGAGTCAGCGGGTGGCGATGCCAGCAGTCGTGCTGCTGATATTATTTCAATGATTCGCAAGCGTCAGACAGCACAATAAAAGGAGATAGATTATGGGAAAGGCCTTCGACATTTCGAAGTTCCGTAAATCTATTACCAAATCGATTGACGGACTTGGAGTTGGGTTTAATGATCCAACAGACTGGATTTCGACCGGTAATTATGCCCTTAACTATCTAATCAGCGGGGACTTCTTTCGAGGAGTCCCCCTTGGTAAAGTTACGGTATTTGCTGGTGAATCTGGTGCAGGTAAGAGTTATGTCTGCTCAGGTAATATTATTAAACATGCTCAAGAACAGGGCATTTATGTTATCTTAGTTGATAGTGAAAACGCACTTGATGAAAAGTGGTTACACGCTCTCGGTGTTGACACAACAGAAGAAAAGTTGCTGAAGTTAAACATGGCAATGATCGACGACGTGGCAAAAACCATTAGTGAGTTTATGAAAGAATATAAGGTTATGCCAGAAACGGAACGACCAAAGATTCTTTTTGTAATTGATAGTCTTGGAATGTTAATGACTCCGACTGATTTAAATCAGTTTGAAGCGGGCGATTTAAAAGGCGATATGGGTCGTAAACCCAAGGCATTAACAGCCCTAGTTCGAAACTGTGTTAATATGTTTGGTAGTTGGAACGTTGGATTAGTTTGCACTAATCACACATATGCCAGCCAGGATATGTTTGATCCAGATGATAAGATTAGTGGTGGTCAAGGCTTCATTTATGCAAGTTCTATCGTAGTCGCTATGCGTAAGTTAAAGTTAAAGACAGATGCAGATGGCAATAAAACTTCTGAAGTGCATGGCATTCGTAGTGCCTGTAAGATCATGAAAACTCGATATGCTAAACCATTTGAAAGTGTGCAGGTAGAAATACCTTATTCGACCGGAATGAGCCCGACATCCGGATTGGTTGACATGTTCGAGAAGATGAATGTATTATCCAAGGTGGGCAACAAGTTAGCATATACTGATAAAGAAACAGGTGAAATTATCGCAGAGTTCCGCAAGAACTGGACTGAAGATAAATTACATTTGATTATGAAACAGTGGGATGCTAATGCTATCTTGACTGCTACACCCCAATCAGAAGAAGAGGAAACATGATAGAAGAAGATATGATCATTGAGATGTGGGACGTATTCAAAGAGTATATCCCCGAAAAAAATAGGGAAGTTGCCGCTAGTCACTACGTGGATTTCCTATTAGGCCGTGATGTCGGATTATCTGTATTAGGTAATATTACTGGATACGATCCTCATATGGACTCCGCTATTAATCTTGCCCTCAAGGAAGATACCGATGACGAGTTTGAAGATGAGGACGAGGATAATTGGAATTCTGACGAAGACGACGAGGAATATTAATGAGTTGGTATGCTAAGGTCAGTAAAGACATAGCACATCTTCCTCAATGTTTAGAATATTTCTATTCCGAGCTGGACGAGGCACGATTCGAAGTCAAAATCCACGGTAGCGTGGAAAAGGCTTCGGCGTCCTTGCCCGGCATCGTTGAACAAAGATTTAATCAATTACAAGAAATAGAAGCTGTTCTCGAATACCTCAATATAGAATTGCGACGTGTAAAATCTAAATCTTTTAAAAAGTATTTGGAAAATTATCAGCGGGCGTTAAGCAGTAGAGATTGCGAAAAATACGTGGAAGGCGAAGCAGATGTAGTTGATATGGAAAAGATTATCAACGAATTTGCCATGCTGCGTAATCAATGGTTAGGCATTATTAAAGCATTGGATATTAAACAATGGCAGTTAAGCAATATTATTAAACTTCGGGCTGCGGGCCTTGAAGATATTACAATTTAAGTATATAATAACTATATGATTACCGTAGAAGATTTAATCTTGCATTTAGCATATAGTCCTGGAATTGTTGTTAACGCATGGGATCAAAAAATAATTTACAGTTTTGCTGATCAGATTAGTCAAAATTCGGGATTTACAGAAAAACAAGCAGCGTTGGCTGTAAAGATTTTAAAAAGACATAAGAAACAACTAGATAACGAATTAAAATTATATATTGGTGATTTTTTTGAAAATCCCCAGTACAAATTTCCAATAAGAACCATTAATAATTCCAAAAAAATCTCGATAATTTCGACAGATCATCGAGAAAAATCTATCAAAGTGGAATTTCCATATAATGAAACTTATATAAATCATATACGACAAAATAAAGATAGATTGGATCTTGCAGTATGGGATAAAGAGGAAAAATCTTGGATTTTTTCGTTATCTGAAAATAATTTAAAATTTTTAATGGATCTTTCTGTTAAAGAAAATTTCATAGTGGACAAAGAATTTCAAAATTATTGTGATCAAATACTCGAGGTTATAAAAAATATAGAAAATTATATTCCTATGTTAACTATGGAGAATAATCAGTTAAAATTTAAGAATATTTCAGAAAATATTCCAAAATTGAATACTAATGATTTAATAGAAGCATTATTTGAAGCAAGAAAATACGGTATTACTACCCTCGATGATTCGGTGTGTACCTTGTTAGATAACATCAATATACCAGATGTAGTTAAAGACTTTTTAAAGACTGATCCTAGTGAAAATTACCATTTAAATTCGGAAAAATACGCAATTTCCGAATTAACGTTTTTTGTAAAATATCTAAATCCCTGTTTGTTTATTATTCCAGGCGGTGCTGAATTAGTTGAGTTAAAAAGATCTTTAAACTTTTTGAACAGTTTAGAAATCCCTAATGAGCATATTAGTGTAATGTTCAGATTGCCGTCGGAAACTGATAAAGAATTCAATGATTTTGTTAAAAATTCTAATTTAAACTCCCCCTTAGATGAAAATACCAAAATTGTTTTTATCAGCGGAAAACTACCAAAGCCTGTGTTAAGTTCTAAAATACATTTTAATTCAATTATTAATCTGGGTTTTAAAAATGCACATTACGGTATTAAAAATTATATATTGACCCATGAAAATTCGATATCTTTTACCAAAGAAATACCTCAGAGAGAATTTAATTTTGAAATCGTGTAAAATTGTAATTAAAGATGAAGTCAACATTAAGATAGATAATTTAGATCTTGATGCCCGTAAGGCTTTGGTTAAAAAGTTTAAGTTTGTAGACCCTACTGCAAGGTATAGACCTGCATTTAAATTAGGAAGATGGGACGGTACTGTCAGTTTTTTTGGAATCGGCGGGACTACATATCTTAGTATGCTAGAAAAAGTTTTAGAGTATTTAGAAAGTAAAAATTATTATATCGAAGTAGAAGATTTAAGAACTAGCCCACCTTTGGAATTTCCTGAAATTGCCGAAGATTTTTGGGGGGATATGACCTGGCCACCTGGGCATATTGCACACGGACAGCCGATCGTTTTAAGAGATTATCAAGTGGAAGTTATCAATAATTTTTTAAAAAATCCACAGGCATTACAAGAAGTTGCTACTGGTGCGGGCAAAACAATTATTACGGCAACCTTATCAAAAATCTGTGAAAAATATGGAAGAACAATAACTATTGTTCCTAATAAAGGTCTAGTAGAACAAACTGAAGAAGATTTTGTCAACTGTGGATTAGATGTTGGAGTATATTATGGAGATCGTAAAGATCTTAATAAAACTCACACTATCTGTACGTGGCAAAGTCTTAATATTTTAGAAAAGAAATCGCACGATGCCGAAGATGATGTCATAACATTGGCAGAATTTTTGGACGGTGTAAAGACGGTTATTGTCGACGAAGTACATATGGCCAAAGCCGAAGTATTAAAAAAGTTACTAACAAACAATCTATGTAATGCTCCAATAAGATGGGGACTAACCGGTACCATACCTAAACAAGATTTTGAATATCAAGCATTACGGGCTAGTTTAGGCGACGTTATTAATCATATTTCTGCACACGATTTACAACAAAAAGGTGTTCTAAGTAATTGTCATGTTAAAGTTTTACAAACGGCCGAATGGAAAGAATTCAGCGGATACGCAGAAGAATTAAAATACTTGGTTACCGATGAAGATCGAATGACCTATGTCAGTAATATAATAAGAAAAATCGGTGATGCCGGCAATACTTTAGTATTAGTAAATCGAATCGATTCGGGTAAATTTATTATAGATCAAATTCCAGAGGCAGTATTTGTTTCCGGAGAGGTCAAAACTAAAGATAGAAAAGAGGAATACGATGAAATTAAAACCGCAGACAATAAAATTATTGTGGCTACTTATGGGGTGGCTGCTGTGGGGATTAATATCCCTAGAATTTTTAATTTGGTGTTACTCGAACCCGGCAAAAGTTTTGTTCGTGTCATCCAGAGCATCGGGCGCGGTATAAGAAAAGCCGACGACAAAGATTTTGTACAAATTTGGGACATAACTGCGTCAACTAAGTATGCAAAACGGCATCTTACTGAACGTAAACGGTTTTATAAAGAAGCCAAATATCCCTTCACAATTGAAAAGGTAAAGTATCAATAATGCAAATTTTAACATTAGAAAACAAGACATTTTTTTTAAATGATCTACCAGACGAAATAGATGAGGATCTTAGATTTTCTGTTTTAGACAACAGCGATAATCAAAATCCAGATCATTTCTTTGTTCCGTTAATATTTTTAGAAAGTTTTACAGGTCCTGCTGTAGTACTAAAAATTGGAAAACATGAACTAACCATGCCATTAGATTGGTGTGCCGTGGTAGGAGATCCTGAAGGCCCGGACATGGAGGTACTACCTTTAACCAGCCTTAATGATAGAGGATTTAAAACTTTTTGTTTTAATCCCTTAAGTGACTTTCGACCGGATTTCTTAGACATTGATATTATCGACGTTTATCAAGATGTTAAATGGTATTTTCCCAAGATGCGTCCAGGGCAATTATTATGTACTCCTCTACATGGAGGAGAAAAGCCGCGTTGTGCGTATTTTGTTAAAGAAGTTTCTAGACAAAGTGAAATATTAGATTATACTAAATGTTGGTAATATGGATTTAAAATTAGCAAAAGGAATGATTGGAGGAATGGCATATAGCCAGGGTAGAAATAAAGTTTCTGGTAGGCCTGTAAAAGTAATCACTGTAACCGAACAAGATCTTGTAGATATATATAATAATCAACAAGGAAAATGCTATTGGTCTGGTCTTCCTCTCGATGAAAAATTTAACAAAATTAAACATCATCCTTTTGCAATAAGTCCAGAAAGATTAGATAACGCATTACCTTATAATAAAGAAAATCTGGTATTGTGTCGAAGAATGTTTAATTTAGGTAGAATGGCATTCCCTGAAAAAGAATTCGGGGACGTAATGAAATTATTGAAAGAAGAGTTTAAAAATTTATAATATGGGAAATTTAAAACCAGGAGTTTCATTAATATACGAGAGCCCAGATGGCGGGAAAACCGTATATTCTCGAGAGACCGGATCTCCATGGAGAACATTAGTTGGATATAGTCAAGATAAAAAAGATTTGATGAAAGAACAACAAGAAACCGAATTATGGAGCGATATAAGAAAACAAGCCAAAAAAAATCCTGCTTTACAAAAAGCCTTAGATCATGCTAAACTAATATATTACACGGGTAAAGATCATGGCACTTGATATTAAAAGAGAACTAAACGGTGTCAATCGACGAGATTACCATTTTTTAGATAATCTACCCGAAGAGGAAGCCAAAACTTTTAATGCTTATGTATTCATGCGTTATATTAGTAATCCCCAAGGCGATCAAGATTTGCAAGAGTGGGCAATTGAACGAACTAATGAATTTGTTAATAAAAATCATTGGGATTTAAGTAAAAAAGATAAGAATTTATTATGGAAACTATCGGCAGCAACCGGCACAGGTATGAATATACGATACCAGTACCTTGCAGCCGGAAAAAAAGAAAAAGCCGATAAAATAGAAAAACTCCTAGCAGAATTATATCCAGCAATGAAGATGCCCGATATTAAATTAATGGCATCTTTAATGGATAAAAAAGATCGAAAAGAATTATTTGATATGATGGGGTTTGATAAAAAACAACGGAAAGCCTACGAGTGATTAATTTAGTAGACCAACCATTTACTTGTGTACATTGCGATAAGAGTTTTATGAAAGAAAAAACTCTAGTTGCTCATATGTGCGAAAGAAAGAGACGGGCTTTACAAAAAGAAGAAAAACGTGTCCAGGCCGGATTTATGGCTTTTAATAGATTTTGGAAACTGGCACAAGGTGGTAAAAAGAACAAGACTTACGATGAGTTTTGTGATACGGCATATTACAACGCATTTGTAAAATTTGGTAGTTTTCTTAATAACGTTAACCCTCTATATCCAGATAAATTTGTGGATTTTGTAATCAAAAGCGGCGTAAAATTAGATCATTGGTGCAGAGACGAATTGTATGAACAATATCTCTACGAGATGATTAAATTAGAACCTGTTGAATCTGCAGTACAACGTAGTGTTCAAACTATGATGGAATGGGCCGACGAACACAATGCCGAATTTGCTCATTACTTTAACTATGTCAGTTTAAATAAAGCAGTACACGATATACTAAACGGACGGATGAGTCCTTGGATTATTTTAAATTGTTACACAGGACAAACCATGATAAACAACATGAGCGACGAACAATTGAATATGATTTCTCCGGCATTCGATGTTGTTTTTTGGACAAAGAGATTTAAAGAAGTACCGTCAGATGTCGCATTGGTAAAAGAAATTTGTCGGGAAACAGGAATAAAATAATGACACAACTATCAGGATTTGTAAAAAAAGGATGGGGTTCAGAGTTGATCTGGGCTACTAACGAAAAATATTGCGGAAAACTTATGCAGTTTAATAAAGATGCAAAGTTTAGTATGCACTTTCATGCCGAGAAAGATGAATCTTGGTATGTATTAAGTGGTCGGTTTGAAGTAAGATGGATCAATACTAATGATGCTAGTATGGATAGTCAAATATTGAATGTAGGCGATACATGGCGTAATGAACCATTATTTCCTCATCAAGTTGTCTGTTTAGAAGAAGGCACAATTATTGAAGTATCTACTCCCGACAGTGTGGAAGATAACTATCGTGTGGGCAAAGGCGATAGCCAAAAATGAAAATTTTAATCACCGGGCATCGAGGATTTATTGGCCAAAACATGGTCAATTCTCTTAAAGATTTTCATGATTTGAGTTTTTATGAATGGGGCAATGACTTGCCTAACATAGAAGATTTAGACCTAGTGCTTCATCTAGGTGCTATTAGTTCAACTGCCGAAACTAATGTAGAAAAAGTTTTAGAACAAAATTATGATTTTAGTAGATGGATATTGGGAGAATGCCATAAATTTAAAGTTCATTTTCAATATTCAAGTTCGGCAAGCATATACGGATTACAAAATAATTTTAATGAAGATTCCCCCGCAGACCCGCGCAGTCCGTACGCATGGAGCAAATTGTTATTTGAACGATATGTAAAAGGATTTTTGGGAAAATGGCAGTGTCGCATTCAAGGATTTAGATACTTTAATGTCTATGGTCCTTGCGAAGGTCACAAGGAAGACCAAGCCAGCCCGTATCATAAGTTCACGGAACAAGCAAAAAATACAGGAGTTATAAAACTTTTTGAAGGATCGGAGAATTATTCTAGAGATTTTGTTCCTGTAGAAACAGTAATAAATGTACATAAGAGATTTTTTACTGTAGAGGAATCTGGAATATGGAATGTGGGTACAGGCATTGCTACATCTTTTCAATCTGTCGCAGAAGAGATTGCCCAACAATATAATGCTCGTATAGAATATATTCCCATGCCGGATAATATAAAAGCTCAGTATCAAACATATACCTGCGCAGATTTAACTAAGTTAAGTAAGTATTATCCATGATTACAGTTTTTGTAAATGGTACGTTTGATATACTACATCCCGGCCACATTCAACTATTAAATTACGCTAAAAGTCTTGGAGATCGGTTAATAGTAGCAATAGATAGTGATAGTCGAATTAAAAAATTAAAAGGTTCTAATAGACCAATTAACCCCGAACAGGATCGATGGTTTATGCTAACAAATTTAAAAGCAGTTAACGAGGTAGTTATTTTTGACAGCGACGATGTACTTATTAACTTAATTGGGTTATGTGATATAATGGTTAAAGGCAGCGATTATCGAGGAAAGCCTATAGTAGGCGAAGAAGTTTGTAAGAATATTATATTTTTTGAGAGAATAAATGGATACTCAACAACTAACACCATTCAAAATATTATTGCTCGGTGATCGATGCACTGATGAATATATTATAGGAACCTGTGATAGGTTAAACCCCGAAGCTCCGGTGCCTATAATGAAAATTGTAGAGCAGTATACTGCCGCCGGAATGGCCGCTAATGTCTACGACAATTTATTTAGATTGGGCTGCGACGTGACCATTGTGGGTAATAGAGAATCAATTATCAAAACAAGATATATTGATAAAAGATCCGGTCAACATTTATTAAGAGTCGATAAAGAATCCGAAATAAAACCATGGAATAGAAAAGTTCCTGGACAATGGATTGACTATCATGCTGTTGTAATTTCCGATTATAATAAAGGATTTATTAAAGAAGAACACATAGAAATGGTTATTAGAGATTCTCAATTACCCGTATTTGTTGATACCAAAAAACGAGATCTACATAAATTCTACGGCAGTTATCTTAAGATTAATGAGTCAGAATATAATAATCGATGGAGCAACAGCGACCGTATGATTGTCACCCTAGGCGGCAATGGCGCTATGTATTTAGAACACGAACATAAAAAAATGTTTTCAGGAAATCCTGCAGAAGTGGTAGATGTATGTGGATGCGGAGATACATTCTTGGCAGCATTAACCTACCAATTCCTAATGACAAATTCCATCGACGATGCTATAGTATTTGCTAATAAGGCAGCAAGCGTCACAGTACAACACCGTGGCAATTATGCCCCAAGTTTAGAAGAAATTACTAATGCCTGATATCGATATCGACTTTGCCGATAGAACAAAAATTCTTAATATTATTAAGAATATTCCTGCGATATTGGAAGATGGCCGAAAACATAATACTGGTGTATATTGTCACAACATTCCAGTTAACCCATTGACCGGACTGGCCAGCATTGATTATAACACCGCAGAAGAACGAGGTTACTTTAAAATAGATTTCCTCAATGTTAATATATACCAAGATATTCAAAACGAAGATCATCTAAATAAGTTATTACAGAAGGAGCCATTATGGGATTTACTTTTGGAAGAGAAGTTTGTAGATCTATTATTTCATTTGAACGGGCACCTGGATGTACTGAAAAAGACTTGCCCCACTTCAGTGGAACAATTAGGTGCAGTCCTGGCTATGATACGACCAGCAAAGCGTTACTTGATTGGGAAAGATTGGACTACGATCATGAAGGAGGTATGGACGAAACCGGAGAATGATGAATATTTTTTCAAAAAAGCACACGCAATAAGTTATGCAATGGCGGTGATTGTACACATGAACTTATTGTGTGAGCAGCTTAACTCCGAACACTCTTTACAGATCTAATTAATTGAATTGATTTTCTTTTGATTCTTTTTTCTGCTATTTCACTAAGATTAACGGCAGGCCCAAATATTAATTCGACATCTTTGCTGCTGAAGGTTTTTATAGAATATCTGAATACGTGCATCTCTTTTTTAAGAAATATATTGATAGGTATCTTACGATTCGACTCCCACCACCAAGTTTCTCCTAACTCTAAAAAATGACGTTTTTCTAAGTCAGATAATATTTTAGAAATGTCATATATGCTGGTAATATTATTGTCGTGATTGATAATGATACCTACATATTCAATATCATTGGATTTGATACAGGATATAAAAGGATGATTTTGTTGGAAATCGGAATTTTTGGACATCTTTATCAATAAATACTCATTATGCAAAGTCTACCAATCTATTTATATCCAAATACTCTCGATGTTATACTAGATTTGGATCCAAATGTACTAGGAGTTAACCGGGTTATGTATCAGCGAGATTTAAAAATACAAAAAGGTGTTAAAAACAAAATTAACATACAGTTTAAAAATAGCGATCAAAAACGGTTGCCTATTTTTAATACAAGTACCTACGTTTTTAATATGTTTGATCCGTCCGATCACACGCTGGTTTTACAAAAAGAACTGCAAATTTTGGACGATACAGTGGTATTGAATACCCTACAAGATCAAACAGTTGCCAGTACTACTTTAATTTTCAGTACTACAACTACAGGCATTTCCATTGGGCAAACAGTGACGGGGTTTGGCATTCCTCCTAATACTTTTGTAACTAATATTTCTTCAGGAACAGTAACACTTAATAATTCCACTGGATTTGTTGTTACATCTGCTACTAGTATTGCATTTAATACACTAGCATTACGAGGTATAGGACTTTTAACATTCTTGGAAAATGATACTTTAAACTTAGATAGAGGATCCTATCAATATTCTGTGACTCATCAAGATCCTGTGGACGGAACATTTGATGTAGCATATGCTAATACATATTACAGCATTGCCGGCACCATTTATTTAAATGACGAAGTTTATCCTCGTCTACAACCTAGCCAAAATATTTCAGATTTTTTGCAAAGTTATAATTCTGCAACTAAATTATTTGAATGGAAAAGCGGTAATATCTACGCCTATCCGGAATACAATAGTTCCACAGCATTGCATACTATGGCATTGTATATGGGCGCAGTCGGCCCATTCACCGGAACAGTTTATATACTAGGAACATTAAGTAACGATCCTAATAGTTTTGGAAAATATGCTGTAATTGATTCTAGAACTTATAACGAATTTACCGGAATAGATTATATTAATTTCAACGGATTGTTCACATACGTCAGTGTAATGTACACTACCAGTAACAATACCGGATTTGGATCGTTTGACAAGGCGTTGTATAGAAGCTAAAATTGTTTAGTGAACGAAATACAGACTGCATTACTATCTCTGCTGCCCGGTAAACGAAAGGCTACACCCAGTGGCTGGATCAGTTTCAACGCAGTCTGTTGCCACAATAATGGCGAAAGTAAAGATACTAAAAAACGCGGCGGCGCATTAATTAATCCCAATGGCGGATTTACTTATCATTGCTTTAACTGCAATTTTAAGGCAGGATGGACTCCGGGTAAACTGATTAGTAATAACACTAAAAAATTATTCACTTGGTTAGGATTAAGCGAAACAGAGTTGGGTAAACTAGGTCTAATCGCACTTAAACTCAAAGATAATCAACCCGTCACCAAAAAAGAATTACAATTTGAATTAGAAGAAAGACAACTTCCTAAAGATTGTTTTAACGTTTGTGAATGGGAAGAATTCCACTGCGACGATGATGATTTTCAAAAATGTCTACAATATATAAAAAATAGAGGACTTGCTCTAACATCTTATAATTGGCATTGGAGTGCAGCCGAAGGATATCGGGATCGCGTGATCATTCCGTTTTATCATAATGGTAAGATTGTAGGATATACTGGTAGAAAAATTACTGACGGTAAACCAAAATATCTTACAGATGCACAACCTGGCTATGTTTTCAATTTAGATAGACAACAAGACGATAGAGCATATATAATAGTTGTCGAAGGACAGTTTGACGCTATTAGTATAGACGGTTGCGCAATAGCACATAACGAACCAAATGATACACAATGCGCTAGAATAAATGCATTAGGTAAAGAAGTTATTGTTGTTCCGGATCGAGATGCGGCCGGAGCAAAAATGCTAAAAGCAGCGTTAGACAATAAGTGGTCCGTAAGTCTCCCCCCGTGGGAAGATGATATTAAAGATGTGGCAGATGCAGTAAAAAGATACGGCAGACTGTATGTGCTAACTACTATACTTCACTACAGAGTCAACGGCGAGATTAAAATAAATTTATTAAAGAAAAAGTTAAGGGCATTAAATGAATAAAACAAATTATGATTACGATGTACAAAAATTATATCTGGAGATGTTTCTTTCAGATGCCGACACTTTTGTAAGATGCCAAAATATCTTTGATCCAGAAAACTTTAATCAAAAATTAAGAGCAGCAGCTGAATTTATAAACGATTATGTGGACGAATATAAAGTAATGCCCGAAGCCGCAATCGTTAATGCCAGCACACGCAGTGATTTTAATCCGGTACCATTGCCTAGAGAAAATTACGAATGGCTAATGGATGAATTTGAAACTTTTAGTCGGCATAAAGCACTGGAACGCGCTATTATTAAAAGCAGTGATTTACTAGAGGCGGGCGACTACGGCCCAGTAGAAAAGCTAATCAAAGATGCTATTCAAATCAGTTTAAACAAAGATATGGGCACAGATTACTTTGAAGATCCTAGAGCTAGATTGAACTTGCTTAAGAGCAGCAACGGGCAAGTTAGCACAGGTTGGCCGGGCGTAGATAAAAAATTATACGGCGGGTTCAATCGTGGAGAGCTGAATATATTTGCAGCAGCATCAGGCGGCGGTAAGAGTTTATTCTTGGCCAATATGGGAATAAACTGGGCCATGATGGGTTTGAATGTAATCTACTTAACTTTTGAGTTGAGCGAGAATTTAGTGGCCATGCGATTGGATAGTATGATTACAGGCATCGGTACACGCGAGATATTCCGTAATTTGGACGATGTAGAGCTTAAAGTTAAAATGGCTGGAAAAAGCGCCGGAAGCATACAAATCAAGTATATGCCCAGTGGAAAAAATTGTAACGATATTCGAGCCTATTTGAAGGAATATCAGGTCAAAAAAGGTGTAAAACCCGACGTTTTATTAATAGATTACCTCGATTTGATGATGCCTTTATCAGTGAAGGTATCGCCCAGCGATTTGTTTGTAAAAGACAAATACGTGTCAGAAGAAATCAGAAATTTGGCTATGGAAACACAATGCGTTACTGTAACAGCATCACAGTTAAATCGTGCGGCAGTGGAAGAAATTGAGTTTGATCACAGCCATATTTCCGGAGGATTGAGTAAGATAATGACAGCAGATAATGTCATAGGCATCTTTACCAGTCGTGCTATGAAAGAACGCGGACGCTATCAAATACAGTTTATGAAAACTCGTAGCAGTAGCGGCGTGGGCCAAAAGGTTGAACTAGACTTTAACGTGGATACATTGAGAATTACAGATTTGGGGGAAGAGGAAGAACAAAGTTTGGCTCAACAACGCACTTCAGGAACTAGCAGTATTATGAAAGGTCTAAAACGTACCAGCAATATTACTAATGCGGACGGAGAGGTAGATCCTACTCAGGGTATTAGCGTTAGCAAGATTACTAGTAAATCTGCGGCACCAGCTATACGCAGTATGTTGAATAATTTAAATCCCGAAAAGGATTAAAGCCATTCGCTAACTTTGAGTTTAGCAGCATCTTTAATAGATTCCATCCATAACTCTTCTGGCGGTATTTCAAATACATTTTCCATATTGGCAGGAATAATTTCCCATCTGTAGGGCTCTTTAGGATCGGAGCATCTAGGATCCAACATTTCATCCAGTTTACCATCTTCCCATAACCAATACCCTGCACAGGCTTTAAAATACACGGGACCTTGCCCTTGACTAATAGCACTTAATACACTGATATCATTAGTGATACCTATTTCTTTATTGAGTGCAATGGTGGTCACACTTCTCCAGTCTAGGCTGTGTACTACATGAATTTTATTAACACTGATATTTCCTCCATACCATACAGGTTCTTTTCCTATATAAGGTATGCCCATTCCTGCACTGATGCTGGTTAAGTTAATTTCTTCATGTATGGCATTAATCTGTAATGCTATTCCTATGGAATCTGTATGTGTAACTAATAATAGTACAGATTGATTTAGAAAATCCTTAGGATTACTAGGATTGGCAATTAATAAATTTCCTTGATATTTCTTCGGCATATAAAGTGTATTTAATCCAATAAATAATGTTATTATGAATTTGAGTGAATTTGCACCACCTATAGGACGACATACTGTATTAAATCCCAAATTGTGGGACCACGATCGATTAAAAAGTACAGTACGCGGCGCACTACTAAGAATTGCCGAAGATTTTATTCACTATGTGGCAGTACCTGTTAAAGTTGTGGACATTGTGTTGTCCGGGGGCAATGCCAATTATACCTACACTAATAAAAGTGACGTGGATCTGCATATTATTGCGGACTTTAGTCAAGTGCCCTGTGATAGAGAAGTGGAAGAACTATTTGATACTAAGAGATTATTATATCGGGAAGAATACGATTTAACAGTACTGAGTATGCCTGTAGAATTGTATATAGAA